TCCAAAAGCCACTAAAATTTATGAAGTAACTTTTCCTGATGGTAAAAAAGAAATAATAAATTGTTTAAAAGAATTTGCTCGGAAACATAAGTTATTTAGCAATCTTTTATTTAGGGTTATAGCAAGCAAACAAAAACACCACCATTATTTTACAATTATAAGGTTAAATTAATGTCATTATATTTAGATAAAAAATATGTTAATTTAATTTCTTCTAGATTAGAAAAATTTAAATGGAAAAATATAAAGGTAGCAAATTTTAGATGCTGTTTTTGTGGTGATTCTGTAAAAAGTAAAATCAAATGCCGGGGATATCTTATTACCAAGGGAAATGAAATTCATTTCTTTTGCCATAATTGTAATAAAGGTATGTCATTAGGGAATTTCCTAAAAGAAATTTCTTATGAGTTATATGAAAAATATGTATTTGAGAAATATAAAGATGAAAAGGGCGAAAAGAAATTGGAAACTTATGACTTTGATTTTAAACCAAAATTTGACCATCACTCATATTCTAGCCTTGATTTAAATTATCCTAGTATTGATGAATTACCTGACAATCATTATGCCAGAGAGTATATCGCAAAACGAAAGATTCCATTACAATTTTGGGGAGATTTATATTTTGTACCTGATTTTAAAGAATTGGTAGATAAAACGGAACCTGAAAATGAATATGGACTTAAACAAGGCGATCCAAGAATTGTCATACCGTTTAGAGATAAGGAAAAAAGAATTATTGCATTCCAAGGAAGGTCTTTCTCGGACCGAGGTCTTCGCTACATTACTATTAAGGTTTACCCTGATGCTCCAAAAATTTATGGTTTGGACCGAGTGGATCCCGAAAATCGAGTTTACGTGGTGGAGGGTCCTTTTGATAGTCTGTTTATTCCAAATTCTATTGCTACCGCTGGATCCAATTTTGGTTCTGACAATATACCCGCTTATGACAATATGGTTTATATATTTGATAATGAACCCAGAAATAAAACGATAATCCAAACAATGAAAAAATTATCGGATGAGGGAAAAGAAATTTGTGTATGGCCTGATGTAACAGAAGAAAAGGATATAAATGATATGGCTTTGGCGGGAAGAACTTCAAAAGAAATTATACGTATAATAAATACAAATAGTTATAAAGGTCTTTCAGCCCGATTGGCAATCGATGAATGGAAAAGATGTTAAATGCGAATTGTTAAACCTCTTGTTATTTTAGAAGACGAAATTGATGGTATTGCAATTGCCAAAAAGATTGAATACTTTACCAGGAAATGTTATAAATCTGAAGGTAAAATAACTCCAGATTCATATGATGCGTTTGTTCGCCGTATTTTTAATACGATGAAACATGAAGGTATCATAGAACACAGATATTTTTCTGCCACATTTATTACTGATCGTGGTGTTTCTCATGAACATGTTCGCCATCGTATGGCATCATATCTCCAAGAATCAACACGATATTGTGATTATTCAGGAAAAGGTATAACATTTATTTTACCTCCATGGATATACCCGGGACATCCAGATTGGCTGGAATTTATTCTGGATCTTGAATGTGAAGAAAAGAAATATAATCGGTGGAGAAATGAACATAAATGGAAACCTCAAGAGGCTCGTTATTGGCTTCCTAATGGGGTTAAGACTGAATATGCCTGTGCAATGAATCTTGGTTCTTGGTATAATTTTTTCAAAAAGAGAACCTCAGCGGCAGCGCACCCACAAATACGTCAATTAGCAATTCCATTACTACGGTATATATCACATAAAATACCAATGATTTTTGATGGACTTGAAATACCTCAAGTTGATTATGAAGAAGCTAAATTATTGTTACATCCAGGAACAGAACCAGTAGAGTTTGAAGAAGTAGAAATTAAAAGGGAATAAATGCTTCCAACAGATTACCAAAAATTTATACATTTTTCGAAGTATAGCAGATGGCAAGATGAATTAGGTAGGAGAGAAACTTGGGAAGAAACAGTTGAACGATATATCAATTTTTTAAAAAAATATATTTTAGAAAACCAAAAAATAAAAACCAAAGATGAAAAGGAGTTTTTAAAATTATTGGAATTAACCAAAACCAGTATTTTAAAATTGGATGTTGTTCCTTCAATGAGGTCTCTTAAGATGGCAGGACCCGCACTTGAAAAACACCATGCATCGGGGTACAATTGTTCCTTTATTTCTATAGATCATCCACATTCTTTTGATGAAATTTTATATTTATCCTGTTGTGGTTGTGGTGTTGGATTTTCTGTTGAGAAAAAATACATTTCTAAATTACCTGAAATACCCTTAGAATTTTATCCTACAAGTACAGTTATCGATGTTCCTGATTCCAAAATTGGTTGGGCATCTGCATTACGGGAATTGATTTCATTATTATATGCGGGTAAAATTCCTAAATGGGATATATCTAAAGTGCGTCCATATGGAGCAATTTTAAAAACTTTTGGTGGTAGAGCATCTGGTCCAGGACCTTTAGTTGATCTATTTGAATTTGTGGTTAAAACATTTCAAAAGGCGGCTGGCCGTTGCCTTGAAAGTATTGAATGCCATGATATATGTTGTAAAATTGGTTTAATTGCTGAATCTGGTGGCACGCGGCGCGCCGCCCTGATTTCATTATCAGATGTTTCTGATGGTGAAATGTGCCATGCAAAATCTGGTAATTGGTGGGAAATAAATTCACAAAGATCATATGCTAATAATTCAGCAGTTTATTATACTAAACCAGAATTAGGTATATTTTTAGATGAATGGATTTCTTTATTTCGTAGTAAATCTGGTGAGCGTGGTATTTTAAGTTTATGGAATTTATCTAAAACTGGAAATAAGCGCCGTGATTGGACTAAAGTGGCCGGGGTAAATCCGTCGATGCCTGCCGGAATTTTAGTTATGACAAATGAGGGAATTTTCCCGATACAAAATTTAGAAAATAAAAAATTTCAAGTTAAAACTTTAAACGGTGAATTGGCTCCGGCCAAATGTGTTTTATCATCTCCGAAAGCACAAATTTATAAGATAGATTTTGGAGAAGGTAAATATACTAGATGTACGCAAAAACATAAGTGGCCGGTATTACGAAATGATAAAATAACAAATGTAGAAACTGGAGATTTAGAAGTTGGAGATTTAATACCATTAAATCCTTTAGGTAATTCTAATATTTCAGGAAACTTACAATGGACGAAAGATGAGGGGTTTTTGTTGGGTATGCTTTTAGGTGATGGGTGGTTACATAAAAGAAAAAATAACAAATATTCCGCAGGATTTGTCTTTAATAAAAAAGAAACAGAATTACAAATTAAAACCCAAAAAATATTAAATTCTATGAAGGTGAATCCTTCCCACGTGAAGGAAAGAAAATCATGTAAAGAATTACAATTTTCTTCTATACAATTATGTGAACGTTTTGTAAATGAATTTGGTTTTAATAAGAAAGAAATAGGTATTCCAAATTCCATTTGGATTTCTAATGATAATTTTATAAAAGGTTTTATTGATGGTATCTATTCCTCTGATGGTAATATCTATAAAAATAGTATAGCATTAACAACTTCTCGAAAAAATATTGCGGAAGATATATGTAAATTGTTATCTTTTTATGGACTAAAACCTCGCATCAAATACAGGAAAATGAAAAATATAAAATTCCCAAACAATAAAATATACGATAGGGAATACGATAATTATAATGTTGTTTTGGATTGTATTCAAGCAAAAAGATTTGCTGAGATTTTTACATTATCTCATATACAAAAACAAAAAAGGTTAGATAAAATTAAAAAATTTATTTCTAAGAAAAAAAGAATAGATCATAATTACTGTAAAATTAAATCCATTATTTTAGATGGAGAAGAAAAGGTTTGGGATATTTCGGTGGACCATAAAACCCATGTGTATCCCTCACAATATTGTTTTTCGGGTAATTGTGGAGAAATCCTTTTGCGACCCAATTCTTTTTGTAACCTTTCTGAAGTAGTTGTACGTCCAGGAGATACATTTGAAACCTTAAAAAATAAAGTACAAATAGCAACATTTATTGGTACAATGCAATCGTGTTTAACTAAATTTAAATATATCCGGAAGATATGGCAAAAAAACTCTGAAGAGGAACGATTATTGGGGGTTTCGTTAACTGGCATTTTAGATAATAAATTATTAATTGATCCTTTAACGAGCCCGGAAATACTTCAAACTTTAAAAACAGAAGCGATAGAACTTAATAAGTATTGGTCTGACATTTTTGGTATCAATGCTTCAGTTGCAATTACAACAGTCAAACCCAGTGGAAATACATCACAGTTGGTAAATTCAGCATCGGGTATACACCCAAGATATTCTCAATATTATATTAGAACAGTCAGAATGGATAATAAAGATCCATTAACCAAGTTTATGATGGATCAGGGTATCCCGAATGAACCCTGTATTTTAAAACCTCAGAATACAACCATTTTTTCTTTCCCAATAAAATCGCCTAAAGACGCCATTTTACGGGATACATATAATGCTATTCAACAATTGGAATTAATGAAAATATTTAAACAAAATTGGGCTGAGCATAATGTTAGTATAACTGTATATGTTAAAGATTCTGAATGGTTGGATGTAGCCTCTTGGGTATATAAGAATTTTGATATTATTGGTGGTATAACATTTTTACCTTATGATGGTGGCACATATAAACAAGCACCATATAGAGAAATAACTGAAGAAGAATATGATACCTTTTTAAAAGGTATGCCCACTAATATAGATTGGTCAAAATTGACTGATTATGAAAATGAGGATAGAACTGTAAATTCTAAAGAATTAGCTTGTATGAGTGGAAATTCTTGTGAATTGTAATTCACACTCAAAAAGTTGCAAAGGTACATAAAATTTGATATAATGATATTATGAATTTAATTGATATATACGAGGAGCCGGAAAACCCCGCTCCGCCAACAGAAAAAGAACTTGATGAGGTGATATTTTGGTATGGGGAAATTATCCAAAAAAGAAATAAAGAAACGGATCCAAGATACTTGGATTCAAATTTCTAATTTTGAGCGAAGTATTAAAGATGCGCCAAAAGAAAACCGAAATGAATTCAAAAATTTTGTCCGAAAGAATCGGATCAAATTAAGACAGTTTGAAAAATTATTGGAAGCTGGAAATTGGCGTGTAGAGGAATGATAACACAAAAACAGCATTTGGAAATCTGTAAGAAGATTGATGATTTACAGGCATTAGGTGTTCCTGTATATACCTATAATGATCTTAAGGTAACTGGAGTAGATATAAAACTCGGTGAAATATTTTTAAAAAATAAGGATACGATTACCCATAGATCATATGAACCGTGGACTAAATTAAATGATGCTTGGAAGAAATTCATTATTAAAGACGTAAATTTATACCAAGTAAAACGGTGCCGATTACTCCATAGTTAAGCCACTATAAATAGTGGTATGAGTGAATGGTTATATAAAGGGACACCTGTTATTGATCCACCGGAAAAATCGGTGGGATTTGTATATGACATTACAAATAATGTAACGGGTAGACGATACATTGGTAAAAAATTTTTAAAGTCTCACCGGACTAAAAAAGTTGCTGGTAGAAAAAATCGAAAGCACGTTATAAAAGAATCTGATTGGCGAATATATTTCGGATCAAATGAATTTTTAATAGAAGATGTAAAGACATTGGGTGAAGATAAATTTACCCGTGAGATATTAGCGTTTTATAATATGAAAAAGGATATCACGTATTCCGAAACAGAGCAACAATTTAAGATGGATGTGCTTCGAGCTAAATTACCAAATGGTAAACCCGCCTATTATAACCGGAATATCCTAGGTAAATTTTTTCCACCAAAGGAAAAATAATGACAATACATTATGGAGATCCCATTTATACTGGACCACCAACACAAGAAAGAATAATAGAAATCAAAAAAAGATTTTACTGGGATGAGTGGTCAAAATATGGATATCCCGGGCGATTATATTTTGATGGGAAACCTTATTTGAAACCAATGGATGATAAATTATGCCAAAGTTAATTATACCCGACATACACAATAAAATTGATATACTTGATGTTATTCTTAAAAAATATAGCTACATAAAAGAAAAGATCCAATTGGGAGATTGGCACGATAGTTTTGAACATCCATTTCCCTACCAAGCAGGAGAAACTGCAAGAGCCCAACGAGATTTTATTGCAGATCCAAACCATATTTGTTTATTGGGAAATCATGATATGCAATATGCCTTTCCTGAATATAAAGGGGAAGGCCTATATTGTAGTGGATATGGACCATATAAACAAACATATATAACCGAATTTATGACCAGGGAATATTGGGATAAATGCCGTTTATTTGTATGGTATGAAATTAATACTAAACATTGGTTACTATCTCATGCTGGATTTCACCCGTATTTTGCTAATCCTGTAAATGGATTAACAGAACAAAATGTACATAACATATGTGAAATGGCATTAGAATCTATTAGATCTAATGGACCTTTCCCCGAAATATTAATGGCTGGTAGGCGCCGTGGTGGATCTCATCCGACTGGTGGATGTACTTGGTTGGATTATCGTGAATTTATTCCTGTTCCCGGTGTAAATCAAATTGTTGGTCATACAATAGCTTCTGATGTTCGGAAAAAAGAAATACTAGATTCAGAAAATTATTGTATTGATACTCAATTACACAGTGTGGTAATTTTAGATGATGATGGTGTAGTAACAATTGAAAAATTATAATTGACATCCTAAAGCTATTATGTTAAATTATAAATAGAGAGCGAATACATAATGGCTTTAAGAAAAGCATCCACAGTATATAATATAAATACCGTTCTTGCGGTCACTTTAAAAGTACTGGAAGATCGTGGTGAATATGTATCCAAAAAAGTAGCAACCACGAGTGGAGCAATTCCAACTTCAGAGTTTGTTTTACAATATTTAAACCAAAATCAACAAGATCAAGGATATCAGGATCATTTAAAAAACACATATCGGGATAAAATTAATGAAATTGTAAAACACTTTTCTGTCATTACACCACAAAATGTTAATGATGATTTTTTGTCAACCGTTTTTAGATTATTATCCACGGATATGGTTTCGGACCGGATGATCGCTTTTATTGTTGCTCTTCCCTGGATGTATGAAAATCTCCATGATAGAGTTTCCAAATTAATGCAAATTGCCGAAAAATACGCAAATAGTAATTATATTGGGGAAATTGGTGTGCGAGATAATTTTATAATGAAATGTTTGGATGTTCAAGAATATAAAAGGAAAGATGAAACTACCGGAGAGGATAATATCTTTTATATTTACCGAATAGTTGATCGGATTGGTAATTATGGATTTTTCTTTTCGGAATATCCACCAGCAAAAAATATGACTTCATCTTTGGAACATCTTATCATTGATGTTTGGGATTGTTTTGAAATGAGGGCAAATCCAAAGAAAATGGAACCAAATAGAGAAACTGGCATTAAAGAGACTCAATTTAATAGAGTAACAATTACTGAATTTATTGGACCGGGAACAGAGGAATAATATGTCATTGAATATCGCTTTAATTTGTTTTGCTATCTATACGATTATAGGTATTATTTTTGCATATAAACAATGGAAAAGGGATACACGATATTTGGCGGATTCTTATGGTTTATTTTGTATCCAGGTAATTTTATGGCCGTTATGTATTTGGGGATAATATGAAACGATTAAAATATATACTTCGATCCATCTTTTATTTACACCATTTTGAATATAAATTAGATGATAAAACATTAACGGTATGTTGTCGTAAATGTGGTTGGGAAAAGAAAACTCCATATGAAAGATAAAGCGGGAACTGAAATTACCGTTGGTTGTTTTATCGCATATGGTCATGCTCTTGGTCGTTGTGCTGGACTTCGTATTGGCCGAGTAGAAGCCCTAAATATCAAATTTAAAAAAGATGAATGGGATAATTCAACTGTGACGGTTCTTGGTGTTGATGATGACTGGGAAAGTAATAAAATAAAACTTTTAGAAAAACGGAGTACATTATATTTTCCAGAAAGAATGATTGTTCTCTCGCGTATACCCAATGAATATTTAGAGTTATATAAAACTAATTGTGTTGCAATAGGTGGTAAACACAAGTGGGTTAAAAATACAGATAGGTTATACAAGAAATGTTGTTCGGTGTGTAAATGGAATAATAGTCGGTATTAATATGAATGAATTAAAAATTCAAACATTTTTAAGAAATAGAGATATTAAAGAAAATTTATGTCTTCAAAATGAACCATATTTTTTAAATGTAAAACAACATCCGAAATATCCAGAATTGTTCCAATTTACATATGATTCCATAGAATCCCCCAAAGGGGATCTCCTGGTACAACAGTGTCGTGGATTGATTTTGAATTCTGCTGATAATTGGAATGTAGTTGCCTATCCTTTTAACCGGTTCTTTAATGGAGGGGAATTCCAAGCAGATAAAATCAATTGGGAAAAAGCAAAAGTCCAGGAGAAATTAGATGGCAGCCTCATTATTATGTATTATTATGATAATAAATGGCAAATAGCCACCCGGGGATCTCCTGATGCATCTGGTCCAGTTGGTGATTTCCAATGGATAGAAGATGGGAAAACAGTACCTCTTACATTTTCCCGTTTATTTTGGCATAGTGCGGAATATTGGATGGAAGGTTTAAGTAGAACTGGATATTTTGATCGTATTAATACCTATATGTGGGAACTTACTTCTCCATATAATCGGATTGTTTGTGATTATACAGAATTTGGTCCTATATTTTATAAAAAAGAAGAAGATCCAGAAATTTATAGTGATGATGAATTGGTTGATAAAACTGGATATGCGGGTGATGGTTCTCGAATCACATTAATTGGTGTAAGAAATAATATTACCGGATTTGAATTTGATGCGAGTACTTATTTAGGTGATGTTCATTATGTGGTTAAAGAATTCCCATTGACTTCTTTAGAAGAAGTAATTCAGGCAGCATCTAAATTGAACCCATTAAAACAGGAAGGATTTATTGTCTTAGATGACCAGTTCCATAGAATTAAAATCAAGTCTCCGGCATATGTTGCTATTCATCATATCCGTGATGGTAATCCTCGTAAGAGATTAATGGAAATTATTCAATCTGGTGAATCAGATGAAATGTTGGCTTATAAGATTTTAGATGAATGGCCCGCCGAAAAGAAAATGTATGAGGAAATGAAAGCAAAGATTGATTATTTAATCTTGATTTCAGAACAGTTTTATGCTATAATAAAAGATATAGAAGTACAAAAGGATTTTGCATTAAAAGCATTATCATCACCAGTAAGTGGAGTGTTATTTGCTTTTCGTAAGGGTAAAATAAAAAGTATCCGACAGGGAATACTGAACATACAGACAGATAAATTAATTGATATGGTGGATAAAATTAAATGAACCAAAACTTATAGAAGTGGTAGAAAAATTGGCTTCTTTTGAACCAGTTTTTAATGATTATGATTGTGGTACTTTTACTGAATGTTATAATTCTGCATGGGACAACGGATATAATACAGCTATGGCAGACGTAGCGTTAAGTATTAGAGAATATCTATGACATTAACTTGTATGTGCTGTGGATTTACCCAAGAATTTATTGACGGAGAAGAAGCATTTGAAACTGGATGGGATGCTCCACCTCATTTTTCCGGTTATGTGGCTTGTGATTTATGCCCAGGATCTTTTGTAGTTTTGGGAATAACGCATCAACATGATAAGGCTCATGAATGTTGGGCAAAATTTGGACGACCAAGTGAATTTGAGATACCGGTATGAAATTAGAACAACTGGTTGATAAAATATCCACATTACGATTGAAAATGTGGCCCGAAAGTGATACTTTAAATATCGTTGAATTTGACCATTTGGTTGCAACATTAACTGAAGAATTGGGAGAGTTAAGACAATCCGTAAGGTCATATCTCGGTCGTCCATATTCTCCTGAAAAGGCGGCATATAGAAGCCATCTTGTGGAAGAGTTAGGAGATACTTTGGTGCCTATTGTTTCAATATCCAGACAATTGGATATTAGTTTTGTTGAAGCCTTAGACTTTGCCCACAATAAATTGAATGACCGATATGAAAAGAAATGCCGAATTGAAAGTTTAATTAAACAGGATGAAAAACCTGTTGGGAAATTTTCGGCTGAATTGCATCAACCATTAAAATATGATCTTGAAGATCCGATTAATAATCAATGAGAACCAAATATCCGCATACTAAACATTTTACCTGGTCTCCTGGATTACAAAATGATGATAGGGTTATTGAAATAAACAAATTAGAAGGACGAAATATTGTTGTTACTGAAAAATTAGATGGAGAAAATACTACAATGGCGCGCGATTATATTCATGCGCGATCCTGTTCTGATATGGCACCCCATATATCCAGATCTTGGGTACAAGCATTACATGGATCTATAAAACATGATATACCAGATGGTTGGCGTATTTGTGGCGAAAATGTATATGCTAAACATTCAATTCATTATACCCGTGAAAAGGGTAATGCTTTACGATCTTATTTTCAAGTATTTGGTATTTGGGACGGGGACCTTTGTTTGAGTTGGGATGAGACTCAACAATATGTAGATGTGTTGGGCTTGGTTACTGTTCCGGTTTTATCTATACGTCCTTATGACCTATTACTTTTAGAAGAAATAGGTAGAGTGGTGGAGAAATCAAAAGATTGTATTGAAGGTTATGTTGCCCGAATTTCTGATGACTTTTATTCTGAGGAATATAAATTTGTTACTGCTAAATATGTACGAGCAAATCATATACAAACAACAACAGAACATTGGTTAGAACAACCCATGGTTAAAAATGAATTGTGTTATGTATAAACACCTAGATATCCAAATTTCGGATATTGCTCGCCAAATATCCCAACATGGTGGTCAAAGATTATATCAAACCCCAACCGGAGAAATTTATCCTTCGATTACTACCGTATTGGCGCCATTAAAAAAAGAAATAATCCAACAATGGCGATATCGAGTTGGGGATGAAGTTGCGGATGCTGAATCTCAATGGGGACGCGATAGAGGAAACGCTTTACATTTGGCATGTGAAGAATTATTAAAAAATAAACCAATATCAGGACATCCATTATTAATCCAAATATTGGTGGAAGATTTGAAACCATATCTCCGGAGAATAAATAATATACATTGTCAGGAACAAGTATTATATTCTGATCTATTTAAAATTGGTGGTCGGTGTGATTGTATTGCTGAATATAATAATATATTATCTGTTGTTGATTTAAAAGGATCAAAAAGACCAAAAAGAAATGAATGGATAACAGATTATTTTATCCAAACAAGTTTTTATGCCTATGCTTATTTTGAAAGAACCAAAAGAAAAATAAATCAATGTGTTATTTTAATGGCAAGCGATCAAGGTCAAGCGCAAGAATTTATTGTCAAACCATGGGACTATTGGTCAGACTTGAAACAAATAAGAAAACAATATAAGGAAAATTTTCATATATGAAAATAATACAACTAAAAGATGAAATATATAAAGTCCATCATTGTGGTCAATGTCCTTTCTTTGAATATGATTCATTTAGAGGAGAATATCATAAATGTAAGGCAGTTACTTTTACATTATATGTGGATATTCTGGGTATACCAAAAGCTTGCCCCTTATTGGATGAACCTAACTCTGTAAAAGAAACTATAGATAAAGAAGTAGAAAGATCAAAAAGAATATTATAGGACGGTATATGGCGACAATACTTAATAAAGAAAATAAATTGACGGAAGCACAACAAAAAGATATCGTAATTCGTTGTAATGAGGCATACGACCGTGGTGGTGCAGATGCTTTGAGATTTGTAATGGAATCTGCTAAACAAGTTGCGATAGATAATCCGCTTTTTGGGGAATATTCAGCCTTTGTATTGTATGTGGCTGAAGCTGTCCGGCAAAGATTGGCGGAAGCAGTTAATGACCAAGTACACGATAGCATACCAGAAAAATCTCCATTAGTTCTATGAGTATTGCGAGTTGGTTTGTTACCAGTTTTAAACAACACCACCATATATGGGGACCCTGGGTAAAAATAGATTCCCAGAATATCAAATATACCCATAGAATGATCCAAGGCCGAACATATACCGTAAAACGAACCTGTTTAACCTGTGGAGAAGAAAATCATCAATATAAAGAAGTCAAATTAGATATTTGACATCCTTCTTTAATTGAGATATAATAAAAATTATGAGTAGAAAATATATGTTGAAGTTGAATTAGATTGTCCTTTACTTGCTGGTATTAGTTTGGCAATTCACCGCGCATGGGGTGATTGGGAAGAAGATACCTGGGGATAAATTATGGCTGCTCCACAAACGGTTTTTTTAACTATCGGTTTACCTGCATCAGGGAAAACTACTTGGGCAAGAGAATATTTAAATATACATTATAGTACAATTCGAATTAATAATGATGATATCAGAGCGGAACTTAAAGCCCATAATCCAACTGAATGGACTCCTAAATTTGAAAAACAAGTCCGTAAAATCAGGATAGAAAGACTTGAAAAAGCATTAAAATCTGGATATGATGTTATATTAGATAATACGTATTTGAATCCCCATACTCTTAAAAGTCTGAAGACTTGGATAGTTCAAAATTATCCTTCTGTGAAAATCATTGAAAAAGATTTCCGTGATGTTCCGGTTCAAACTTGTATCGACCGAGATAAGGAACGAGAACACCGTGGGGAGAGATTTGTTGGTCCTGAGGTAATATTGAAAATGGCAACTGAAGCTGGTTTGATTCCTGAAGTAAAACTATATCCCGTTGATTGGGAATTACCTTGGACGATTATCTGCGACCTTGATGGAACATTAGCATTGTTTGGGAAACGCCGAAATGCATATGATGCCTCTTTATGTGATTTAACTGATGAACCAAATTTACCGGTATTGCAATTATTAATGACATATCGTGATTGTTATATTCATGATAAAATTATGGGTTATAATAAAGAAGAAAAGGAAAAAATTCCTGCATGTAGATCTTTAAGTATTCCTCTTATTTCAAAAATATATTTCTTTTCTGGACGTACTGATAATTATCGTTTACCTACGTTAAGATTCCTTTTAAATAAATGTGGGTTTTGTGATGTTGATAATGACCCATATTTTAAATTGGTTATGCGCGAAACCGGGGATAACCGATCAGATGAAGTTGTAAAAAAGGAATTTTTTGATGAACACATTAAAGGTAAATATAATGTGTTTGTGGTCATTGATGACAGACCAAAAGTAATCCGTATGTGGCATTCATTAGGTTTACCTGTGTTCAATGTTGGAGACGGACATGAATTTTAATACAATAACTTTAGGTAATCTGTGGGAAAAATGGCGTGAAGGAGATATCATGAAAGATACTAAAAATGAAGTGAAATTTGCATTACAATTGGGTGAATGTTGTTTGGTTTATACCAAATTAAATGAGGAAACTCGAACAGCAATGGGAACAACAAATCTTGATTTAATTCCTAAAGAATTTCATCCTAAAACAAAAGAGGTACCAGCAGAACCTAAGCCGGAAACTGATTTAATTCATTATTATGATATTAATTCAAAAGGTTGGCGTTGTTTCTGGTTGGAAAATTTAATTAGTCTTTCTATTGTTCCAAATGAATTGAGTTGTGTATGAAATCATATAACCGAATAGTTATTGAAACTGGAGATTTTGAACAATTAAAATCTGTTATTTTAGCATATGGGGGGCATATAAATTTATCCAAGCCATCCATAAAGTAGATGCAGAATATTTCCTTGTATTTGAAAAGGAAATAGAAATTCCATATCCTTTTGACAAATCATAACGGTTCCCAACCGTGGAATATTATTAGACTAATCTTCCCGGGGAATATCGGCATTTAGAAAAGTCCACAAATTTTCTTTTGGGAGTACCATTAGGAGAAAATGTGGCTCTATCTGGTACGGAATTCTGCATACGTCCTAATACTCCATGGAGGAAAGCATCTGGTGGTCTGGTTATCCCAAGTTTAATTGGGTCACCAATTGCGGGTGGAGAACTTAAGTATATGTGTAATTGTTTTTGCCCACATTCCGGACAAGGTTGTTTCTCAGGAAGTAAATAATCTTCCATGTGTAATTTTGTTTCTATTATAACATTACATTCAGAACACAAGTATTCATAGTATGGCATATAAGTATTTATACTTGACATTCCCCGAAATTTCTACTATACTTAAATAGTGAGAGAAAATTATGCCTAGAGGCCGTCCGAAGAAACAACGTATTATAATTCCCAAAGAAGGTGAAGAAATTTCAAAGAAGGCTTTGAAAAATTCTCTTGCCGTTTTTTGGGGATGCGAACCTGTTTTTAAACCTTTAAATCCTTTGCTCAAAGGTAATGAAGCAAAATTGGAATATCAATCCGCTTTAGGTAAAGCGTTTAATTGGTATAACGCGATGACCGAAGAAAAAAATAGGAAAACGTTTATCATTGATTATACTGAAAAGAATTTCCCAGAATTACTAAAAAACATCAATCACATTTCTCCTGATTTATTTGTTTGTGGAGAAGGACATGCATTATCTATTTGCGCTCGATTAATCCTGCGTGGATGGCCAGTTGATGACAAGCATATCCAAAATTTGGAAAAGTGTATTAGGAATTGGTCAAAGGTATCAGTTTCGACCGATGATTTGTTTACCGAAAAAACAGTAATCCGGGATCATAAAGTTTCCGAATGTATTGGAGTTGTAAATGGAATGCTTGATGATTTTGGATATACCAAGAAACATTTTCCTGATAATAGTATGGCAGATGCCGTATTGAAACTTGGTATTACTAATAATCAAAAAACTAAAATCCACGAACACTTTTCTAATTTGATTGTGGAACTTAAACAGGCAATCGATGGAAAGAATTCAGATATTAAGGAATCTTATGAAGGTGTTTCTAAAATCATTTTAAAGAAAATGTATGAATGGTTAATTGGTGCGCCATCAGAGGAACTTCTTAAGACAGTTAGAAAAACAAGAAAACCGAGAACATTAAAACGGAAAACTCCAGCACAACTTCTAAAGTTATTTGTTTACCAAAAATCCGATGATGAATTAAAAATGGGATCTACTGATCCGGAAGATATTATCGGTGCTCAACAGCTTTGGGTTTTCAATACTAAGACCCGCAAACTTGGGGTATATTATGCAGTTGATGAAAAGGGCCTAACTGTTTCCCGGAAATCAATTGATAATTATAATGAAAAAACCAGTTTTTGTAAGAAACTCCGAAAACCAAAAGAGATTCTTCCCAAGGTTGCTGAATATGGTAAGGTTGCATTACGGCATCTTATGGATGAAATTCGAGCAAAGAGTGCTCCTATGAGAAGCCGAATTTGTGATACGGTACTTCTTTTGAGGACGGTGAAATGATTACAAATCATATATACAGGAAACCACCTGAATGTCCTGAGGATGCCAGTCCTTATGGTCTTAGTCAGCACGAATGGATAATAAACGAAGACCATAAGGTTTCAGTAAAGGAAGAATGGATCCAATATATGATAAATTATTACCGTAAAGCGATTGTAGGTTTTCCTGATACTTGTTATCGGAAATGGGCCGAACATAAAATAGACGGAGCTCTTGAAGGTTTGGGAGATTATTTTAGTAGGAGTCATTATGAAAAGGAATAAACCAGTAGTATTTTGTAAAACCAAAATGCTTTGTCCTGGTGGTTGTGGTGCTAAATTTGCTATTTCTGGTCTTGCGTATTGTCGTGACCGTGTTTTGGTTGATTATGAATGCCCTGGATGTGGTATGGATTGGGAATATAATGCTGTTGCTTTTTTATTAGATATATTAGGAATAGGATGGTCAGAGGCTAACTGGTATGAATCATGAACTTTTAGATAACAATATTTTAGATTGGGAGGATACGTGTCTTATTTGTCATGATCGTTTAGACCAAGATGGTATATGTCCAAATGGATGTTTTGAAGATGATTATTTAGATGACGTTATTCCTGGAAGAGATTATACAGATGATTGTATCAATGAATGGGATGATGAATGACTGGGAAAACATTAATAATTTCCCCCGAAGAATCTTCCGTAGGGGTTGTTCGTGGAAGAATGATACCTCATAATAAAGGTAATATTGTTTATTTAGAAATTGATCCAGAAAAAGCCAACCATGATGTTTTAGCCACAGAAGCAAAAGGATTTTGGTTATTATATAAAAAGAAAGAAATACATACAGATGATGAAATACCTGAACCAATTATATCATAAGATCTTTAAACGGAAATCTCCAGTTGGACCATTAATTCATATCCAACCTTTGGGTGCACCAACATGGCATAGGGATGAAGATCCTACAGAAAATAGAATTATTATATCTGAACCTAATCCAGAAGCCTATGAAAAACTGGTTAGAGTTCAAGGTGAAGTGATTGAACCTTTACCAACTGATACGGCGGAAGATATTGTTTCCTTTATGAGTTGTGCTGCTTGCGACCATGAATATCCCCGAGTAATTGTATATCCCATTGAAAGTGAATTAAGAACTAAAGTGTTGGAACTTCTTAAAGCTAAACATATTGTTATTGTAGATGGTATAGAAACCGAACAAACTTTATATCCGATGTATGAATATCTCTCCGCAAATGTGGTTGGCGATGATAATTTAAATTCCAAAACGATCATCTATAAGTATCGAAAATCACATGAATCCAAGTCCATATAATATCTTTGAAAGTAATGGAGAACAATCTTCAGTAATTTTTTCCAAAGATAGATTATACCGTTATTCCTTATCCTGGAAAACGGGGATACCTGGAGATAAGAAATTGGTATGGTTGATGCTCAATCCATCTACAGCAGATGCCTTTAAATTGGACCCAACATTAACCAGATGTTTGTATCGTAGTTGCCACCACAAAGCAAATGAAATGATTATTATTAATTTATTTGCTTTTCGGTCTCCTTATCCTAAGGATCTTTATACTGTGGGGGATCCCATTGGTAAAGATAATGATTATTATATTGATAAAATACTGTCATTTTATAACACTTCTTTAGTTTGTGCTTGGGGCAGTCACGCTTTAGTGAAACAACGCGGCCACGACGTTCTAATGCGTAATACGAGCATATCTAAATTGTGTCTGGGTGTCACAAAAGACGGCCAGCCTAAACATCCTTTGCATGTTGCGTATTCACAAGACTTAATTCCATTTGACATTTAATAAGAGATATGATATAATAATAGATGTGATACTTATAGACTATAATCAAATTGCGATTTCCAATCTGTTTGCAAATATTGGCGCATTTCATGAAACAAAACCGCAAACGACTCTTCCGGATAAGAAAGAACACTCTGATTTCCCGGGGCAACCTGGCGATAAAACCAAAATAAACGAAGATTTAATCCGACATATGGTATTAAATAGCCTCCGATATTATAAAATGAAATTCGGAGAAAAATATGGAAATTTAATCATATGTTGTGATAGTAACCATTATTGGCGAAAAGATGTATTCCCTTATTATAAATCCAATCGGAAGAAAAATCGGGATAATTCTGGTTTAGATTGGAATTTAATTTTCAATTCCCTAAATAAAATCCGTGATGAAATTGATATATTTTTACCTTATCGTGTAATTGATATACCTAATACAGAAGCCGATGATTCAATTGGTGTAATTGCCAAAAGAGAACATACAGCCGAAAAGGTTCTCATTCTTTCCGGAGATAAGGATTTCCCCCAATTACAGAAATATCCTAATATCGAACAATATGCTCCTGTTCAAAAGCATTTTATTAAGACCGATAATCCTATTGAATTTCTCCGGGAACATATTATGTTAGGAGATTATGGCGATGGAGTTCCTAATTTCTTATCTGATGCTGATACCTTTGTAAATAAGGATAAGCGGCAAGTTTCTATTAGAAAAGATAATTTAGCCCGGTGGGTAAAAGAATCCAATCCTTTAAATTTTTGTACTGGTAAAATGTTGAACGGATATGCCCGCAATAAACAGTTAATTGATTTAGAATTTATCCCAAAAAATATACAAGGCAATATTATCGAAGAATGGGAAAAGCCATATGCGGAATCTCGTAAGGGTTTGTGGGATTATTTTGTGGCACATAAATTAGCCACTTTGATGGATAAAATTGGTGAATTTTAATGAAAAGTGTAAAGGAACTTATGAGTATAAAGATTATTCCAGAAATTTTGGATGAAGTTGCCGCATGTAAAACGGAAGATGAAATTAAAACCGTCCTACGAAAAAACAACAGTCCTGCGATCCGATTGATGTTCCAATATGTATGGGATCCTCGGTCCGTATTTTCTATTACCGAATTACCCCCCTACAAACCAGATCCTGGTCCTATTGGTATATCTCCATCTTCTTTATTCTATGAAATGAAACGGTTCTATGTTCTTTTGGAATCTAAAAATCTTCCATTAAAAAAGAAACGAGAAATTTTAGGGCAAATTTTAGAATCAATTCATCCATCTGAAGCTGAATTGGTTGGTAAAATCCTTAAACATGATTTGGGTATTCCTTTGCTAACACCAGAATTGGTCAGAGACACATTATTTCCTCAAAAACCTCAAGTATAAATAGTAACTGAGGGTATATCGTGCTTCCTATCTTGAGTAAAATTCATGAGCCTGGCACATATTACCCAACAATCAAAGATATTCGGAAATGGCATGCTATTTTAAATGAGTTGATATTTGATGGCAAAATCCCCAAATTTTATGATATTGAAATAAAAAGATTTCAGGGACAATATGCGGCGTGTGTTCCACACATAAAAATGAAACCACCATATGACAGGTGTGTAAAATTACAAATTGATCCTAAATTTCGTAATTTTAAATTGTTTCTGGCAATTTTGGTACATGAAATGATCCATTGTCACGAATGGATAAATTATGGGAAAATGACACACGGAAAGAAATCATTTTTTATGTGGAAAGAAAAATTAGCAGAACATAATATACCTTTGAGAGAACGATACCATAAAAAATTTCTTGACATCCCCATGTAAAATTGATATACTTAATATTATGACGAAACAAACACAAATTAAACTTGCAAATCTAATATTGATGATAGGTTTTTATTTCCTGTTTTTGAATATGTAGATTTCCTTGTTGCCCGAGAGAGGCGAAAGATTTTTACTGATATTGGACATGTAAATCATAAATATCATTATGGTTCAACTCCTAAAAAATGTTACGATTTAAGGAAATCATTCAAAGAAGTGAAATATATTCCAGCATAAATATATGTGGGTCGTTCATATGTAGGACGGCGCAGGAACAGCGTTATGCCAGAGCGATGAGCCTTCCAAGTGGTGACACTATTGGGGTAGTCGGACACATGGCCCCACAAATTAAGGTATATTATGGAAAATTTAATTACAATAAGTCTTACAGAGGAAGAAATTAATTTAATAAAACATTGTTTGAATTTATGGATGTTAAGGTTCTTTGATAAGAAGGTAATTCCATATCAACCCAAAGAACCAACATATATTGAATACAAGATTAATAAGGCATTACGGGAACAATAAATGCTGGCTTATATATTTCCCAGTATACAGATTTTACTGTGTTTTGGCGCCTCTATTGTATATTGGCACCTGGGCAATTACAGGAAAATGATTTATTGGTTTGCGGCTGCGGTAATAACGGCATCGATAACATTTTAAACGGGGTATGGGCCAGTCTGGTTTAAGCCGCCTGCTTTGGGAGCAGGACACTTCGTAGGTTCGAATCCTACTGCCCCGACCATTTACGTGAATCTCACAAGAAAAAATTTCTTGACATCCCACAGTAAAATTGATATACTTAATATTATGACGAAACAAACAAAAGAAAAATTAATAAGATTAATAGTTCAAATAAATGGTACTGAATATGCTTTTGATACGAGCACATTAATACCCATTTTTGAATATGTGGATCTCCTTGTTGCAAGAGAACGTCAGAAAATTTTGCATGATATTGGCCAGGTGAATCGTAAATATCATTATGGTAATACGCCAAAAAAGCGTTATGACGGTGCGGTTGATACGTGGTTTCGAACA